ACCAATATCAGTTAACTATCCCTTCTTTTTCAAGCCAATCCAGGACGGTATGGACCGCCCCAAGACGGAACTCGCGTATAGAGTCCCTGCCTCGAAGCTTACCAGAAAAAAATTGGACCAGAATAGTAAGATCGAAGACCTCCAGGGGTTGGATACAACCATCGATTGGAAGAATACCGGCGACAACTCCTACGATGGGGAGAAGTTACAACTCCTTGCGCACGACGAGTCAGGGAAATGGGAGAGGCCGGATAATATCCTCAACAACTGGAGAGTCACGAAAACGACGTTAAGATTAGGGAGTAGAATAGTTGGAAAATGTATGATGGGATCTACATCAAATGCATTAGACAAAGGTGGTGATAACTTTAAAAAATTATATGACGCTTCAGATGTTACAAAAAGAAACCGCAATGGACAGACTAATACAGGATTATATAGTTTGTTCATACCTATGGAATGGAATTACGAAGGATACATCAATACTTATGGCATACCTGTATTCGAAACTCCAAAAAAAGCCGTTAAAGGGATTGACGGATCACAAATTAATATCGGGGTTATCTCTCACTGGGAAAACGAAGTTGAAGGTTTAAAAGAAGATCAAGACAGTTTAAATGAATTTTATAGACAATTCCCACGAACTGAAAAACACGCTTTTAGAGACGAAGCAAAACAATCTCTTTTTAATCTTACAAAAATATATGAACAAATAGATTATAATGAAGATTTACGTAATACAAACATTATAAGTCAAGGTAATTTTCAATGGGAAAATGGGATTAAAGATACTAGAGTTATTTTTATACCTAATAATAATGGAAGATTTTTTATTTCGTGGATTCCTCCTTATAATTTACAAAACAGGTATAATATAAAAAATGGAATACGATATCCTGGTAATACTGATTGTGGCGCTTTCGGTTGTGATCCTTACGATATTTCAGGAACTGTAGATGGTAGAGGTTCAAAAGGTTCTTTGCATGGTTTAACTAAATTTACAATGGAGGATGTTCCTCCTAATAGCTTTTTTTTAGAATATATAGCAAGGCCTCAAACTGCAGAAATCTTTTTTGAAGATGTTTTAATGGCATTAGTATTTTATGGAATGCCACTTCTTGCAGAAAATAACAAACCTAGATTATTATATTATTTAAAACGAAGAGGTTATAGAGGATATTCTATGAATAGACCAGATAAAATTTATAATAAATTATCAGTAACAGAAAGAGAAATAGGTGGTATACCTAACTCTAGTGAAGATATCAAACAAGCTCATGCCGCTGCTATAGAAGATTATATAGAAAATTTTATAGGATATAATGGTGAAAATTATGGAGATTTATATTTTCAACGCACTTTAGAAGATTGGGCAAGATTTAATATAAACAACAGAACACTTCATGATGCCTCAATAAGTTCAGGCTTAGCAATTATGGCATGTAATAAAAATAGATATAGACCAACCGCTGAAAGAAAATTAACATCAGTACCTTTAGGTTTTAAAAAATACGATAATAAAGGAGTAAATTCAAAAATTCTAAACTAGATGATTAAAATCAACTACAATAGTGCTTTTCCTGATCAGGTGGTACCTGAAGAAGAGAAAAAATCTAGAGAGTATGGACTACAAGTAGCGCAAGCAATTGAGCATGAGTGGTTTAGAAACTCAAGTGGTCAAAACCGCTTTATTAGTAATTTTCAAAATTTTAATAGATTAAGATTATATGCAAGAGGAGAACAACCAGTTCAAAAATATAAAAATGAATTAGCTATTAACGGTGATTTATCTTATCTTAATTTAGATTGGAAACCTGTTCCTATATTATCTAAATTTGTAGATATTGTTGTAAATGGAATGACAGATAAAGGATATGAAATAAAATCCTACGCAACAGATCCTTTCGCTACCAAACAAAGAACAAATTATGCAGCTAATGCTTTAAGAGATATTCAAAATAGTGCTGAAATACAGCAATTAAATGAATTAACAGGAAGAAACTTTTATTCTTCAGCTGATCCAGAATCACTACCTGAAGATCAAAATGAGTTAGATCTTTATATGCAACTTAATTATAAACAAAGTATAGAAATTGCAGAAGAAGAAGCAATTAACAATATTTTAGATTATAATAAATATGATGAAATTAAAAAAAGATTAGCTTATGATTTAACTGTTTTAGGAATGGGTTGTGTTAAAACTGATTTTAATTTATCAGAAGGAATTACAGTTGATTATGTTAATCCTGCTAATATAGTTTATTCTTATACTGATGATCCTAATTTTGAAGATATATATTACGTAGGTGAAGTTAAAAATATGTCATTATCAGAAGTTAAAAGACAATTTCCATGGTTAACCGATAGTGATTTAGAAGAAATACAAAAATATCCAGGAAGAAATTCTTATGTAGAAAACACATGGTGGGGACAAGAAACTCAAGATCAAGTTCAAGTTTTATATTTTGAATATAAAACATATCAAGATCAAGTTTTTAAAATAAAACAAACTGAACAAGGATTAGAAAAAACATTAGAAAAGCCCGATACATTTAATCCGCCACAAAATGATAATTTTGAAAGAGTTTCCAGAGCAATAGAAGTACTATATTGTGGTGCAAAAGTATTGGGATTAGGAGGTAATTTACTTAAATGGGAATTAAGTGAAAATATGACTAGACCTTATGGAGATACAACTAAAGTTAATATGAATTATATAATTACAGCTCCTAGAATGTATCAAGGTCGTATTAATTCAATAGTAGAAAAAAGTATTGGATTTGCTGATATGATTCAATTAACTCATTTAAAACTCCAACAAGTATTATCTAAAATGGTGCCAGATGGTGTATATTTAGATGTAGATGGATTAGCAGAGGTTGATCTAGGTAATGGTACAAATTACAATCCAGCAGAGGCTTTGAATATGTATTTTCAAACAGGAAGTATTGTGGGAAGATCTTTAACCCAAGATGGTGAACTGAATAGAGGAAAAGTACCAGTTCAAGAATTACAAACTTCAAATGGTATGGGTAAAATTCAATCTATGATTCAAACTTATCAATATTATTTACAAATGATAAGAGATGTCACTGGATTAAATGAAGCTAGAGATGGTAGCACACCGGCAAAAGATTCGTTAGTTGGTTTACAAAAATTAGCTGCAGCAAACTCTAATACAGCAACCAAACATATATTGCAGTCGTTAATGTATTTAACTGTTAGGACGTGTGAAAATATTAGTTTGAGGATTTCAGATATGTTACAATTTCCTTTAACTCAACAAAGTTTAATGACCAGTATTAATACTTTTAATACACATACACTTAAAGAAATAGAAAAATTAAGTTTACATGATTTTGGTATATTTTTAGAATTAGAACCAGAAGAAGAAGATAAAGCTAATTTAGAACAAAATATTCAAATGGCTTTACAACAACAAAATATAAGTTTAGAAGATGCTATTGATTTAAGAGAAATTAAAAACATAAAACTTGCTAATCAAAGTTTAAAAGCTAAACAAAAGAAAAAACAAGAATTAGATAGAGCTCAGCAATTAGAAAATATAGAAGCTCAAGCTGCTGCAAACGCGGAATCTGCAGAAAAAGCTGCATTAGCTGAAGTACAGAAAAATCAAGCAATGGCAGAAACAGAAATTCAGATTGAACAAGCAAAATCTCAATTTGAAATTGCTAAAATGGAAAGAGAAGCTGAAATTAAAAAACAACTCATGGCTGAAGAATTTAATTATGATATAGAGTTAGCAAGACTTCAAGGTCAAGTACAAAAACAAAAAGAAGCTGAAATAGAAAATAGAAAAGACAAAAGAGTTAAAATACAAGGAACACAACAAAGTGAACTTATAGCTCAGCGTCAAAACGATTCGCTACCTAAAGATTTTGAATCAGCAGGTAATGATAATTTAGATGGTTTTGGATTAGAACAATTTAGTCCATCTTAAAAATTAATTAATTTTATATTATTATATTATGTCAAAAAAAGTAGAAGAAACAATAAAAGAAAAAGTATTAGAAAAAGTAGAAGAAGCTAAAGAAACAGTTGAAGCTACTCAAGAAAAACCTACTAAAGAAGAAGGTAGTTTTAAAATAAAAAAAGTAACTAAACCTAAACAATTAGGTGATGAAAAATTAGTTCCTGATTTAGTTAAAGTAGATTTAAGTAAACCTAAAAAAGAAGAACAAGATGCCATTCAAGTCGGAGAAACAAAGGAAGTGGCTGTGGGCGAACAAACCGGAGATAGCGCTCAGGTGGACGAATCGGTATCAAAGTCCAGCGAAGTTTCTGAAACTCAAGAAGAAAAAATAGAATCGGATTCACCTTTACAAGAAATTACTGATGAAGAAGATAATACTAACGAGACAGGAATGGATGGAAGCACTGAAACTACCACTGCCTCACAAAAACAAGAAGAAATACAACAGGAAGGAGAAACACAAAAACTTCCTGAAAATATAGAAAATTTAGTAAAATTCATGGAAGAAACAGGTGGAACTGTTGAAGACTATGCTAGATTAAATGCAGATTATAGTAAAGTAAATGACGAAGTATTATTACATGAATATTACAAACAAGCTAAGCCTCATTTAAACATGGAAGAAAGAAGCTTTATTATTGAAGATTCTTTTAACTATGATGAAGAGGTGGACGAGGAGCGAGATATAAAAAAGAAAAAACTCGCTTACAAAGAAGAGATAGCTAAAGCCAAAAACTTTTTAGAAGATCTTAAAAGTAAATATTATGCCGAAATCAAGTTGAGACCCGGTGTAACACAAGAACAACAAAAAGCAATGGACTTTTTCAATCGCTATAACGAAGACCAAGCAGCAAACCAAGCTAAACATGAAAGATTTGTATCTAAAACTAAAACACTTTTTAACGAAGATTTCAAAGGTTTTGATTTTAAATTAGGAGATAAAAAATTTAGATACGGAGTAAAAGATCCTTCAAATGTTGCCGATAATCAAAGTGATATATCCAATTTTATTAAGAAGTTTCTTAATAAAGAAGGAGAAATAGTTGATGCACAAGGTTATCATAAAGCTTTATATGCAGCGCGAAATGCTGATACGCTAGCTAATCATTTTTATGAGCAAGGTAAAACTGATGCAATTAAAGATCAATTAGCAAAATCTAAAAACATTAGTACTGAACCTAGAAAAACAGCTTCAGGAGAAGTGTTTGTAGGTGGATTAAAAGTAAAAGCAATTAGTGGACTTGATTCTTCAAAATTAAGAATAAAAAAGAAAACGTTTAATTAAAAATAAATAATTATCAATTATGGGTGTATTAACTCCACAATTTGGTTCAATAGTTCCTGCTCCTAATCAGCAGCTATTGGCCAGTAATTACCTATCTTTTACAGATGGTAATAATGATTTTGCTCAGCAATATCTACCAGAAATATACGAACAAGAAGTAGAGAGATATGGAAATAGAACTCTATCAGGTTTTTTACGTATGGTAGGAGCTGAAATGCCTCTGACTTCAGATCAAGTTGTTTGGTCAGAGCAAAATAGATTACATATAGCATATGAAAACTGTGTTAACGATCAAGCTAACCCATCTACTATTACCGTACCTGCTGCAACAGCTCCTGGTGTTACAAGAAATGTAGTATCTCCAGGTCAAACTATTGTAGTTTTAGACGATAATGGTAATGAAGCAAAGTGTGTTGTAACAGCTTCAGTAACTAATACTGGTGTTATAACTGTTGCTCCTTATTTAAGTACAGATCTAAGCGGTCTAGGTACTTCAGTAAAAATATTTGTTTATGGTTCAGAATTTATTAAAGGCGCATCAACATCTAATGCAGGTGCTGGAGCTTTAGCTTTAAATAACACTGTACAACCACAAATAACTATTACTCCTGCTTTTCAGCAATATAACAATTCACCAATCATCATCAGAAATGTTTATACAATAAATGGTTCTGATATGGCTCAAATTGGTTGGGTTGAAGTTGCAACGGAAGATGGAACTACTGGATATTTATGGTATTTAAAAGCTGAATCTGAAACAAGATTAAGATTTGAAGATTACCTAGAAATGGTATGTGTTGAAGGTGAGATCGCTGTTGCGGCTGCTGGAAATAATGCTGCTGCTTCAGGTTTTAAAGGTACTGAAGGTCTTTTTGCAGCTATCTCATCAAGAGGTAATGTAGAAGTTGGATTCGCTGGAGCATCTGGTATAGATGACTTTGATGAAATACTTAAAAACCTAGATACTCAAGGAGCTATTGAAGAAAATATGTTATTCTTACAAAGATCAACTGCGTTAGAATTCGACAACATGTTATCTCTAATATCTGCAGGAAGTTCTGGTGGTACTGCTTATGGATTATTTGAAAACTCAGAAGAAATGGCTTTAAATCTTGGATTTAGCGGTTTCAGAAGAGGATCTTATGATTTCTATAAGACTGACTGGAAATATTTAAATGATGCGTCTACAAGAGGTGCTATCGCTGGAACTCAATCAATAGAGGGAGTGTTAATACCAGCTGGTACATCTACTGTTTACGATCAAATTTTAGGTACAAATATCAGACGACCATTCTTACACGTTAGATATAGAGCTTCTCAAACAGAAGACAGACGTATGAAGTCTTGGTTAACTGGATCAGCTGGAGGTGCTTACACTTCTAATCTTGATGCAATGGAAGTCAACTTCCTTTCAGAAAGATGTCTTGTAACTCAAGCTGCTAATAACTTTGTATTATTTAAAGGTATTTAATCCTGTGAAACCAAAAGGGATTTAATATCAGTAAAGATAGGGGCGTCTTCGGATGCTCCCATTCTTTACTTTAACTATTTAATTATATTATATCATGGCAAAAAAAATAAAAAATGAAAAGGTTGTTTTAGAAGAACCTATACAGGTTGAACAACCAAAAAAAGAAAAAATAACTCTTAAAGATAATTGGGAGGTAAAAGATAGAACTTATGTTTTAACAGGTGATAAAACACCTTTAACATATAAAATTCCATCTAGGCATACTACTCGTCACGCACTTTTGTGGTATGATCCTAAAACTAGAGAGCAACGAGAAATTAGATATGCAACTAATCAAAATTCTCCATTTAAAGATGAACAAAAAGGAGAAGCTACTTTAGGACATATTGTTTTTAGAGACGGTGCTTTATTAGTAAAAAAAGAAAAAGAAGCATTACAAAAAATATTATCTTTATATCATCCATTAAAAGGAGCAAGATATAGAGAGGTAGATGAAGTTGTGCAAGCTCAAGATGAATTAATAGATTTAGAATTAGAAATAGACGCATTAAATATGGCTAGAAATATTGATATAGATCAAGCTGAAGCTATATTAAGAGTAGAAATGGGATCTAAGGTATCAGAGATGAGTTCTAAAGAAATTAAAAGAGATCTATTAGTATTTGCTAAAAAGAACGCAAAATTGTTCTTAGATTTAGCAAATGATGAAAATGTGCAATTACGCAATTTTGCAATAAAAGCTACAGAAGCGGGAATTATAAAATTAAGTTCCGATCAAAGAACCTTTATGTGGGCGTCTAATCAAAAGAAACTTATGACTGTGCCTTTTGATGAGCATCCATATTCAGCAATGGCTCAATTTTTTAAGACAGATGAAGGCTTAGCAGTCTTCAAATCAATAGAGAAAAAACTTTCTTAATCTATATTAATAAGGGAGGCTCTCGGGCCTCCTTTATTTTAATAAAACAATATAAATGGCTATAAACGTAAATACAGTATATCAAACTGTTTTGCTTATACTTAATAAAGAACAGAGAGGATATATAACTCCTACTGAATTTAATAGTCTAGGAGCACAAGTACAGTTAGAAATATTTGAAAAATATTTTGAAGATTTAAATCAACAATTAAGAGTTCCTCAAACTGATACTGATTATGCAGATAGAGTAGTAAATCTTGATGAAAAAATAGCTATATTTAAAACTTATGGTGACGCAAATTATGTTACTACTACTCCTTCTGGAGCTAGTTCAAGTTTATCTTATTGGACTTTACCAGGATTAGATGCTTATGGAGAAGAAGTAACCTTCTACCGCTTAGGTACAGTTTTATACAATAATGAAATTGAAATTCAAAGAATTGATAGAAAAGAATTTTATGAAGTAGATAAATCTCCCCTTACCAAACCCTCAAAAATTTTTCCGGTTTATTTATACGAGAATTATAAATTATTTATTAAACCTAACACTATAGCAACGCAAGGTGATGTTCAAATAGATTATATACGTCAACCTATAACTCCTATTTGGGGTTTTGATGTAGGTACGTTAGGTCAATATACTTATAATTCAAGTCTATATAATGCTAATACTATGCCCACGGGATCAAGAGACTTTGAATTGCATTTATCAGAACAAACTAATGTAATATTACAAATATTAAAATATGCGGGGATTATTATAGAAGATCCATTAATAGTAGAAAATGCAACTCAACAAGTTGCAATGAACGAACAAAACGAAAAAATATAATAAGCGATGGCAAAACCAGATGTAGGATTAATTAAAGAAACAAATTCGCAATATTATGCAGGAGCTCAAATGTTTGTTGCAACAGCAGATCAAACGGCGTTTACTGCTACTTTTAATACAGATATAACATTTGGTAGTTATGATCCAGCATCCCCTGATTATAATTTAAATAATTTTAGATTATATACAAGTTTAACTGGAAATCCGGGAACATTCACTGAATACACCACTACTTATACTGTATTAAACAACGTATTTACGTTAGCGGCTCAAGCAGCTGGTACTTATGTAGTTATTCAATTATTAACTGAAACTGGAGGGCAATTTGGAAATAAAGACGCTTATGGTAAAGTAACTCAAGAAAATTATAATAGTTATTCTTATATTAAAGTAGAAGATTTAGTAAATAACTTTTTAGTAGCTTATGTAGGAGAAGGTAAATTAATTCCTAGTGTAAAAAGAACAGATGTTATTTTTCATACCAAACGAGCTTTACAAGAGTTTAGTTATGATACTTTAAGAAGTATTAAATCACAAGAATTAACTATTCCTTATCATTTAAGTGTACCTATTCCTCAAGATTATGTTAATTATGTTAATGTTTCTTGGGTAGACGATGTTGGAATAACTCACATTATTTATCCTACTACTTTAACAAAAAATCCTTATACTAAACCTATTCAAGATGCAGAAGGTATTGCCACACAAGATAATTTAGGAGAGAATTTAACAGGAACATCGATTACAGAAAAAAGATGGGATGATAGAAACACTGAAATATTACAAGAAATAAGAGATGATATAACTGGAAGATTAATTGCTGATGGGTTATATGGATGGTATGGTAATTGGTTTTATGGATATGGTCAACGTTATGGTATGCAACCTGAGGTTTCTCAATTAAATGGTTGGTTTACTATAAATGAACGTAACGGAACATTTAATTTTTCTAGCGATTTAAAAGATAAAATTATAGTTTTAGAATATATATCCGATGGACTTGGATATGAACAAGATATGCGTGTACCTAAATTAGCAGAAGAAGCTGTATATGCTTATTTAAGTCATGCTATTTTAGCAAGTAGAATTAATCAACCTGAATATATAGTTCAACGTTTAAGAAGAGAAAAAAGTGCAAAACTAAGAAATGCAAAAATAAGATTATCAAATATAAAATCTAATGAGTTTGTTCAGATTATGAGAGGTAAATCTAAATGGCTTAAATTTTAAATAAATGGCAGAAGCTAAAAATTCTTTTATTAAATCCAAAATGAATAAAGACCTGGATGCCAGGTTGTTACCCAATGGGGAATATCGTGAAGGAATTAATATACAAGTAAGTAAATCAGAAGGTGCCGACGTCGGAGCGTTAGAAAATGTGTTAGGTAATCAAGAACTTGTTGATTTAAAAACACTAAGCGGTTGTAATTGCGATTTAACCACCATCGGTTTATATACTGATGAAGTTAATAATAATATTTATATATTTTTAACTGATTATAATGAAACTAAATTAGAGGGTTATAATTTACAAGCTTTAAATTATTCTTCTTCTGCTAATAATTATATTTATGTTCATAATGTTTCAAGTAAAATTACTACTGAACTTGTTAAAGGTGCTTTTTTAAATTTTTCTACTACACATCCTATATTATCGGTTAATTTATTAGAAGGAATATTGTTTTGGACTGATAATAGAAATCAACCAAGAAGAATTAATGTAGAAAGAGCAACTACTCCTGATTATTATACAACTGAAGATCAAATTTCTGTTGCTACTTATGCACCTTTTCAACCTATACAATTATATAGAAGAAGAAATGGGGCATATTATGTTCAGTCGACTAATTCAGAAGGACAAAACTATAACCCTTATTTTGCGTGGAATAATAATGTTGTGCCTATATGGCCTAATGGAGGAGCGGGTATAACAGACGGGGTTACAGGTTCAGGTACGGATAAAATAAAAATATTACCTGATTATAGAGAAGGCTTAGCTAGAGAATTTAGTCCAACTAATACTAAAGTACTAGTAGGTGCTATAGTTACTGCTTTAGATCCAGCAACTGGCGCTCAAATTGCAGCATTTCCTACAGATACAGTTTTAAATAGTTTTTCTACAACTACTAATGAAGCAGAATTAATTTTAAAAACAAACCTTAGTACAGGTAGTCCTCCTGCTAATACAATTTTATCTATTCCCGCTGGTAGCATTTTATGTTTTAATGAAAATGTTATACCAGGTACTGCTGATCCTTTAGCAGGTACAAACCAATGGTCTACAAGTATGGAAGACGCTAGTACGCCTATGAATCCCGGTTCAGCTACAACTTATAGTACTGATTTCCCTGGTCTTACTGAAAATCCTAATTATAATCCCAAGTTTAATGGAGATCCAGACTTTTTAGAAGATAAATTTGTAAGGTTTAGTTATAGATTTAAATATGAAGATGGTAATTATTCTATAATGGCACCGTTTACTCAACCTGCTTTTATACCTAAACAAGATGGATATTTTTTAACTAATACTAGTCCACAAGGTATGACCGCTGATGAACAAGCTGCTTATAGAAGTACTGTTGTAGGATTTATGGAAAATAAAGTTAATAATATTTATCTTCAAATACCTTTACCTTTAGATAAAGATAATAATGGAATTCAAGCAAAGCAACTTTTTAATTCCCTTAAAATAGATGAAATAGAAATTTTATATAAAGAATCTGATAGTTTAGCTGTACAAGTAGTTGATGTAATTCCTAGAGAAGGTACAACAACAGGATATGAAAGATTTGATACAGCTACTACAATTGAATATAATTATCAAGGAGGTAAACCTTATAAAACATTACCTGAAAGTGAAATAATAAGAGTTTACGATAAAGCGCCAGTTAGAGCACACGGTCAAGAAATTATTAGTAACCGTTTAGTATATAGTAATTTTCAAAATAAACATACTCCACCTGAAACTATTGATTACAATGTAGCGGTATCTGATAAGTTTACTAATTTTAGTGTACATGCAGATAACCCAGATGTTCAAAGACCTATTGAAAGAACTGTCTCTAGAGAATATCCTATGCATACGGTAAAGCAAAATAGGAATTATCAAGTTGGTATTGTGTTATCAGATAGATATGGTAGAAGTTCTACAACAATTTTATCTTCAGTTAGTAAACAAGCAACTAATGCTGATGACTTAACACTTCTAGGAGATACAGTATATTTTCCATATAACGAAGTATCTTCAACGTCAAATGCAGATAATAATATAAATACGTGGCCTGGTGATTCAATAAAAGTGTTATTTAACACCCCTATTGAAGAATTAATACCTCACAACGTAATTACAGGATGGCCTAGTTTATATAATGGTGATGTTACAAGTGCTGATTATAATCCTTTAGGTTGGTATTCTTATAAAATAGTAGTAAAACAAACAGAACAAGAATATTATAATGTTTATTTGCCAGGTATAATGAACTTTTATCCTGCTTTTTCAGCACCAGGAGATGATCCTGATGTTGCTGGTAGTGTTTCTTATATAACATTATTAAATGATAATATAAATAAAGTTCCAAGAGATTTAGCAGAAGTAGGCCCTGAACAAAAACAATTTAGAAGTTCTGTACAGTTATATGGTAGAATTGCTCCAAAATCTATTCTTCAACCTTTAAATAATTATCAATTTAATCCCGTAAATTCTACTACTAAAATAGCTATTTCTGATACTGTTTCTACTATATCTGATCAAAATGATTTATTTGATAATACTACAAATATTAAATTTGGTTCTATTTATCAAACAGCTTCTAACCCTCTTATGGGTAGAGTAAATCTTTCAGATCTAGCTAATCCTATAGGATCTACAGAGCCAGCTGCAAATGACACCCCTGTAAACACTTGGTTATCAGTGTTTGAAACAACTCCTGTAGAATCTAGAATTGATATATATTGGGAAACTTCATCATCGGGAACAATCTCTGAATTAAATGAAGCTATTAAAGAAGGTGAAACTGCTATTAAAGATTTTACTACTGGTTCTCTACCTCCAACAGGAGGAAGTGGTCCAGAGACTTGGACTTTTAATTTAGCTGAAGATATTACTCCAGGAGCATCTATGACAGCTTCTTATTCAAATGGTACATATACTTCAGTTCCATTTTTCCCTTATTCCCTTGCTGTTAATGGTGATATGATTCCAGTAATGAATAGTGATATAGATTTAAATGGAGGATTTTGGGTAAAAAATTCTTTACAAGAAGATGTAACACATAAATTTATTTTAACTAGAACTCCTAATTCTGGTTCTCCAGATTTATATAATATTACTGTTGCGCCTGATACTTATTTTTATTATGGACCAGAAGGTGAAGGAGATGATTCAATTGCAAAAAATACTTTTGAATTTAATTTTGTAGTAAAAAATAATGATGCTGGTGGAAGAGAAGCAACTATTACTAAGTTTGAAAAATTATTGAATGTTCCGCCTACTATTGATTGCCCAACTGATGGTATTGTAGTAGAACCGGGACAAACACCAGTTTATAGTTTTACAGGAGTTAATGGAACAACAGATAATAGTAAAAATACAGAAGATCTTAGATGGTCTATTACATCGCAAGATCCTGTAGGAGATGGAATTCCTCAATTAGAAATTGATAATAACGGAGTCGTAACTGATCCTTGTGCAGATGGAAGTTGTCCACAGCTTAATCAACCTGTATCACTTACTATTTCTTTAACAGACGCTGGTACTACAGAGACCACTATTACATCTAGTGGTGGAACTGGAGGAAATCCAATTGTAACTTGCGCACCTTCGGTAGATGGAAATACAGGATATGACACTTTTCCATTAAACGAAAGTTTTGGGCGTGTTAAAAATCAATGTGTAAATCAGGCATCGGAATCTTCTGGTTTTTATTGGGCTGTTCCGAGTTCAAACCCTGTAGATTCATCTTTAATTCCTCCAGTAAATAGAAATCCTATAAATTCAGGAAGTTTAAATTTAGGTACTTCATTACCAAGTTATGGATCACAAGCTGCATCTAATTGTAGTGGTTGGAGTTGGAAAAACTCTAATAGAAATATGAATATTTCAATGGGAGAAACTAATTCTGGTCTTGGATCAGTTGTAGTTGAAGGAAGAACAGATTGTAAAACCACTGGACCTATTGCTAGTCCAGAAGGAATAACCGAAGGAACAACAGCACAACCTGGAGGTAGTGCCTATATTATAGTGGATTTTGAATTAGGAAATTATGCTCAAGCTCCAAACGATAGACCAGGAGTAATATGGCCAGCATATTTACAATATAGACAAGACGCTGGATCTACGTGGCAAGACGCTAAAGATGTAGAAGGTAATGTAATAAAATTTGGTGGTGCTCAAGCAAATACTTATTATAGGGCTAGTTCAGATAGTGCTGTTACAATTGGTGGTGGTAATGTTTATAGTGGCACTAGTCAACCAACAGCTTTTTATACCACTGGAGTAAAAGATCAATTAAGTTCCGCAATAACTCAAGAAGGAACAAGTGGTGATCCTGCTAAAACAGATAGTTTTGAATCCTGGATGGAATCAAGAGAATCAACTACTGATCCTGAATTGATTTCTATCGGAAGAAAATTATTTGTAATTGGACGAAATCAAGCTTATAGAGAACCTAGTGGTAATGCTCCTACAGATGCTCAAGATATGTTTGGCGAATATAGATTAGTAGTTAGATATCCTTATGGTAATAACATTTCACCTACTAATTCTGTTTCTACCACTAATCCTAAAATACCTACATTAGGAATAAATAATTGTCCTACAGGTGCATATGCTAATTATGATAATGCTCAAATGTATCAAAGAGTTTATTTAAGTTTTGGTGATTTTTATAATCCTAGTCAATTAGCATCAAGTTATTATAATGGATCTGGTAATGATTTAGTTCCTCCAGCATCATTTGCATATAGAGTTAGTAGCGTTCCTGCTGATAGTAGAGAAGCTGCTTCTGGTACTTTTCCAGATCAAGTTGTCTACGCAAGGGAATGGGCATTTAAATATATTTCTAGATTTTATATGGATCCAGAATTAACTGTTGGTTGGTCTCCTGGAGCTACAAATAAATGGTTTGCTTATAGAGGTATAGCTACTGGAGATGGAACTTTAAATGTAGAATGGGGTAATGAATATGCTTCTACAAGAGCTGGTGCTCCAATTTATCCAGATCCTATGGTTTTTGATGGTAGTTCAATAGTAGGAAAAAGTACTGGTTTTAGAGATATGAAATGGACAGCACAATTTGATCAAAATGGTAAAAAAATTATTAGAACCGCTGAACCTTGTGTAGCTGATTTAGATCCAGCTACTGGAGGAAATGTAAACCCTTGTCCTGTTCCATCTAATTCATATAAATACGGATCAATGAAGATTGTTAGACTAGGGGCAAATCAAATACAATTCGTACAAACATTAAGTGCTTTAACGATGAATTCAACTTGTAATTTAGCTACATTATTTGGTAAACTAACAAACAATGCCGCATTAGATAGAAACGCGTTGCTTGTAGGAGTTGCTAAATTAGTTATTTATGGTAACACTGTGTGTGATCAAATAGGTAGTATGAGTTTTATTGCAGGCGCAAGAGCTGTGTATGAAACAGTATCATTAGGTGGTTATAGTGGAACATATGTGCAAATGACTATAACCGGGGCATCAAGTGCTTTAACCTCTTTTAATCAAGGTGGTTATGCTAGAAATTTTTATATTAATGGAACAACCCCTTGTCCTTAAGGTAATATTCTAAATAAATATGCAATTATAAATTATGGCAGCAACTATTGAAGTAAAGTTTTTTAACAGTTTTATTTTACGTAAAACAGCGACAGACGGAACTCAACCATCCGCAGTAGGATGGAATGGATCTAGAGGAGATAGAACACTTGGAGCTTTACCACAAAACATGAATAACTGGGCTGTTGAAGAAGCACGTATTAGAGGTGGTTATAACAATACATACGCGGGTCAAGGAGTAAAAGCATATTTAGTTGAAGATGAACCAAAAGCTTCTGTAAGGATTAACTCTATGATTTATTCTGGAGTATTTAACGCAAGAACTGGTGTAAATGATACAAATGTATTTTCTGTTGGAGAAGATATTATTAAAAGTGTTGATCCAGCAAATGGTAGTATACAAAAACTTTATGCTGAAGATACTAATTTAATTATATTTCAAGAGAAAAAAGTTAGTCGAGCACTAATAGATAAAGATGCTATTTATTCTGCAGAAGGAAATGCAACCGTAACATCTGGGCCTAATGTTATTGGCCAAGTACAAGCTTTTACAGGAAATTTCGGTATAAGTAAAAACCCTGAAAGTTTTGCTGTATATGGAAATAGAAAATATTTTACCGATAAAGATAGAAATGCTGTAATGAGACTTTCTTCAGGTGCTGGAGGAGGTGATGGTCTTACAGAAATATCAAATTATGGTATGATTGATTTCTTTAGAGATCAATTTGGAACCATGGGTAATGGTAAATTAACAGGTGGTTGGGATATATATAATAAACAATATGTTTTATCTATACAACCTCAAGATACAACTGTTGCTTATAAGACTTTAACATTTGACGAGAATATTCAGGGTTGGACTAGTTTATATACTTATAAACCTGGTATGATGTTAAGTTTAAAAAATAAATTTTATACTACTGGGCCATCAACTGTTGGAGCAGATGACACCGCTAGTCTATATCAACACTATATTTCTACTCAACCACGTTGTCAATTTTATGGTGTAGATAATGATGCATCTATAGAATTTATTTTTAATCCCGATGTAAGTGTTTCTAAAGTATTTAAAACAATTAATTATGAAGGAAGTAATGGGTGGGAAGTAGATAGTTTTGTTTCTGATTTAACTGGAATAGGTTCTGTAAATACAGATTTTCAAGGTTTTGGAGTAACAAATACACAAGATACTATTGCAGCTATTAAAAGTTATAATGAAGGAGCATATGATGAGAGAGGAAATACTTTTGCTAATTTTACATCAACACCACCTACTCAAAATGCAACAGCTTTAATTCCTCCTATTCAAAGAGCGGGATTTGATAGAAAAGAAAATAAATATATGGCTAACTTAATTAATAACAGTACTGCTGCTCCAGGAGAAATTATATGGGGTAATCAAATGACTGGTATTAAAGGCTATTATGCAACAGTTAAAATCTCTACTGATACATTAACCGATCCAGGGGGCATGAAAGAATTATTTGCAGCTTCTTCGGATTATGTCGAATCATCATATTAAAATAAAAATGGCGGAATTAAGCGAAGACACAAAGTTTAACATAAGTATAAAAACACTTATAGGTATTGGAGCGGCAATATTTACATTGGTAGGAATGTGGTTTGCATTACAACAAGATATAGAAGAAGCAAAACTTTTACCCGAACCACCGGTTTCGAGAACAGAATATGATTTAAAAGATGAATTAGTCCGTAAGTCTATTATGAATACGGAAGAAAAAGTAGAAGAAAATTCTCAAAAACTCGATAAAATCGATGAAAAATTATATGAAATAATTAAAAAATAATAAAATGAAATATATATTAACTCTGGTTTTAATCTTAATTGCTTATGTGGGTTTTGCACAAAATCCTCCTGTTGAAATATTACAAATTAATGCCAAATGGAATCAACATAATAATGTACTTCTTGATAAAATGCCTAAAAATTACCGCGGCTATATTATTAAAGTTAAATACGCTTTATTAGAAGAGCAAGGTCCTGGTTTTAAAAAAAGTTTTGCTGGTAAACCTTTACCTATTGTAGTGTTAAGAATAGGTGGGCAAACAAAATACCAGTGGAGTGCTGATCTTTCTTTTAGATTAAAGTTAGGAGCACATGATGTTTTAGGAACAATAGATAAAGTTACTGGATTAAAATAATGGAATTTTTGTTATATGTACTAGTGTTAATAATCCTAGGAGGATTATGTGTATTAAGTGCAAAGCATGTAGAATAAAATTATAAAAAAAATAAATTGAATTTAATTAAATATATTAAACACACGATACGCGCCGCTAAATTTGAAAATAAAATCTCTAAAGTAATAAAAAATGTTTTAGCGGTAGAATCTAATAACATTATAACTCATAACAACGGTAAACTAGTTAGGCAAAAAGCAAGTTGGGGAGAAATTAAACATAATTTTGTACCGGGAATTTATTTAAGACAAATGATATTAAATCCAGGGTCTATAATAATAAGTGGTATACATAAACGAGATCATGTGTGGTTTCTTTTAGAAGGAGATATTACTATTGTTACAAAAGATGGAGAAGAAAATTATACAGCTCCATATATAGGTTTTTCAAAAGCGGGAACTAGAAGAGTAATTAGAGGGAATGAATATTCTATATTTCAAAATGTATTTCCCAACCCTTCAAATAATCAAGATTTAGATTTTGTAGAAAATTACAATTACGCTTTAACTAAAAAAGAATATAAAGAATATATTAAAAACAAATAAATTATGTCATCAGTATTAATAGCAGCAGGCATTGGCGCGGCAGTATCTATAGGCGGAACTATTTTTGGAGCTAGTAAAGCTAAAAGAGAAAGAAGAAGAGCCGAAAAAAAAGCTAAAAGATTAAACGCTAAAATAGAACATTTAGAAAAAAATAGAACAAAAATTATTAATCCATTTGAAGGAATAACTGATTTGTCTGGTATGGCTCAAGATTTAAGTTCTATGGCTTCGGCTCCTAAAATGAATTTAGCAGTGGCTACAAAAGCAGCAGAAATGCAGTCTGAAGAAGCTGATATGGCTTTAGCTAATACTCTTGATACTTTAGCAGCAACTGGTGCTTCAGCAGGTGGGGCTACAGCCTTAGCTCAAATGGCTTTAAAAAGTAAACAAGGGGTAAGCGCAAATATTGAACAACAAGAGGCTAGGAATCAAGAAATGATGGAAAAATCTAGAATTGAGGGAGAGCTTAGAATTCAAGACATTAAAATGAGTGAAGCAAAAAGAATGCAAGATGTTAAAATGAGTCAAGCTGAAAAAGTACAAACTGCAGAAGCTAAAGGTAAAGAATTTGAATATAGAGAAAAAGACAGTAGAGACATGCAGAGATTAAATAGATTATCCGCGCAAATGTCAGGTCAACAACAACAAGCTGCGGCCGCTAAAGCATCAGGTAATGCTGCTATTGCTTCTGGAATAGGTGCCGTAGGAAACATTGCAAGTTCTGCTGTAGGTAATTTATAATAATAATATAAACAACAAAAATGGGAGCATACGAAAATCCAACACAAGCTATCGATCGAGAATCAGGAATGATAATTGCTAACGCTATTAGTCGTATAGGGCAACAAACAGCTAATTATCTTCAAACTTATGCAGACGCAAGAAATAAAGAGGTTGAAGAGGCTAAAAAAGAAGAAGATGCTAGGCTTGCTGCGCAAGAAATTAATAGAGATACAATACATGCTAACATACAAAAAGCGGGTGGTAGGTCCCAGAGTTGGTTTGATTTAGCTGATAACGCAATTAATCTTAAATTTAAATATGAAGGTTTATTAGACGATGCCCCTGATGAAGATATTGAAAATGAGGATGGTACTATTACTTATAGTAAAAAAACTTTACATGGTTTAATAAATAAAGAAAAAGCAAAAATTAGAACTTTAACGCAGTCTTTACTAGATATAAAAGCTTGGTCAGGTACTCAAGGACAAAAACTTTTAAATTCTAAAACCAATGAAGCTGGAGGTATTTATACTGGAAGTTGTAAAGAAGGTAGTTCTAAATTTAATAAAAGTATATGTCAAGATTACGAACGTAAAATGGCTTTAATGGGTACACTTACTAGAGACGGTAAAGTGGTGTCAGATGTTAAATATGACATAAGAGAAATATGTCCTGATCCTGATGATTCTAATTCTTGTATTCCAAGTGTGTGGGCCACAATAGATGGTAAAGATTCTTTTAATGTATCAGATATATTAGCACAAGATTATGCAGAAGCAGAAAATATATTTAAAGGTGAAGATAATGATGGAATTAATTTTGTTACTGGTGAAACCGGTATTTTTAATAAACAAGATAAGTTAATAGATAGCATGATGGAAGCACCTTTTATGGAAGATGTAATTGATCAGCAAACTGGTAAAAAAATTGGAGTAAAAGCTATAAGGCCTGTAGATATTAATAAAGTTCTAGGCGTATTAACCCCTGCATACGAAGCTCATTTTGTAAGTATGGTTAATAGTGTAGAAAACCGTCAAGATTACAATGATTTAATGGCTACATATTTAGTTTATTCTAAAGATGGAGAAGATCTTGAAACAGTAGCTGATGGTGTATGGAAATTAACTGATGAAGCTAAGTCAAAATTTGTACAGGCGATGGTGGGTTATTCTTTAGAGAAAAAAATTCCAGGATATGAAACTATTTCAGCAAAAGAAAATGAAGATGGCACGATTACTTTTCTTAATCAAGAAGGGCAAGAAGAGACGGTTGAAGCTAATACCAAATATTCTTATAAAGGTGAAATAGGGGAGTTAACGGGTGAATTTGCTGACAGAGTTACAGAAGATCTTACGGGACCACAAGGTCCACCATCTAAAAAATTTAGTGAACAAGAAATAAAAGATATTAATAATACTGTTGCGGCTTTTAAAAGGGGAGCAGCATACACAAATACAGCTGTAGGAATGACTTATGGAGGTAAAAAAGTAAGTAGCGTTGGTTTTAATGATAATAAAGTAACTTTGAATTATATAGATAAAAACGGAGATGAAGTTCCAATTCCTCAATATGATGGTACTAAATTAAATAGAGATGAATTAGAACGTATGGTTAAAAAATATGTAAATACTCAATATGATTTAGGTCAAAAACAAAGAAGTAAGTTAACTAATCAAATTATTAATGAACTTATGAAAAAAGAGATTACACAGGGAGATCCAAACAATTTACCTACAGGAGATTCCCAAGAAAACAATTTAAAGATTTTAGCTAAGCAGTTGAGAAAAAGTTTTAAAAATTAATTTAACATTACCATAGCATGTGGGAACTAGACGGTCAAGCATATAATCAAAGCGATATTCAATCAGTTGCAGATAGACTTGGTATTTCTTTTGATGAATATGTAAAAAAATTCAATCTTAAAAAATTAGATGATAGTATAGATATTATGGAAGAAATAGAGCCTACTACTTTTACTCTTTCTGATACCTTTAATCAACTTTCCACACAAAGTGTAGACGATAGCATATATAATATGGATGCTTCTGAAAGTAGTGAAAACATTAAAACATTATTAGATGGAAGTAATGTTATTTTTAATAGAGAAACTAGAAAACCTCAAACATTTGGTTACGGTGCAGGAGGACCCGTTGGATTTACTAATAAAGGAAAACTCTCTTATACAGGTTTAGACGGTAATTTAATAGAATCTGATTATTTAATTCTTGATACTGACGATGAAGAAGTAATAAAACGTAATAATGAAATTTTAAAAGATTTTGTATTAGAAAAAAGAAAATTATCTGCTGAAGAAGAAAAAGAATATAAAAAAAAGCAAGAGGGAAAACTTACAATTTTTGAAAACACAGTATTAAACAACCAAGAAGTTAGAGATGAAATAAATAAAAAAGAAGAAGAATATAATAATCCTGATTTATTTACTCCATATCAAGTAACTAAAGAGGTTTATGGACGAGCCAACACAGGTTATACATTTGAAGAAACTGTAAAACCTTATGAAGCAGAATTAATTGAAGCGCGTCGAAATCTTTTAAAATCTGAAAATACTAAAGGTTGGAATGAAGAAAAACTAAATGACCAAGTTGAAAAAACAGTAAGAGATCAATTAAAGTATCAATCACGTTTAGATATTAATTATAAAGCTACGCAAAAAGCTATTGAACAAAATCCATCTTTACAAGATGAATTATATGTAGGAAGTTTATTGTCTGAACAAAAAGAACTAAAAAAATTAAAAAAAGTTCAAGAACTTATTGAAGTTAATGCACCAATTTTTGAAAATGTTTATAATGCATATTCAAAATTTCTTGTTTTATTAAATGATGTTCAACCTTCTGATATTAGATCTACTAGACCATCTTTAACTCCTACACAATTAAAAGAACTACAAGACGAACTTGATTTATTAAATATTAATGTTGATCCTAATGATCCTAACACTGTTACCCTTAATAATGGTAAAGTTATTAGTCAATCACTTTTTGATGCTTGGAACATTGTAAATTCAAATTTAATAGGTGGTGCGGCAACTTATTCTCATTTAATGGAAGAAATGAATGAAGCGTCTGAAGATGCAGGTAGTTCTAAAATGGCTTTAATGGCTGCTAAAAAAAATTATAGTTTAGTTGAAAAAAATATAAACAAAACAGGACTAGGATTTTTAGATATGTTTGTTAGTATAGCTACTATAGCAGAAAAAGCGCGTTTGCAATTTACACCTGTAGGAATGCTACAAAGTTATGTTGTTGAACCTAAGTTAAAGGAACAAGGTACTATAGAAAGCACTTCATTAGATAAATTAAAAAAAGCACAAGTAGATTATACCATGTGGAGTAACAAATATAGAGAAGAATTTGTTGATGATGTTCCTTTTGAAGAAGCTTTTGATAGTCCTGGAAATTTTGGAAAATTTGCTGCCCAAGAAATTGCACAACAAATACCAATTATTACTGCTATTATGTTATCTGGAGGATCTGCTACTGCAGCTGCTACTATTGGTGTTAGCACTGCAGGACAAAAAATGATGGATATGCAAACAGAAATAGCTACAGGTAGAAAAGAATATACTGAAACGGAAATGTGGCTTAAGTCTTTAGGTTATGGTGCTGCAGAGGCTGGGTTTGCTTCTTTAACTACAATACCTATATTAAGACAAGCTAAACAAAGTTTGCTTACGTCAACTACTAAGTCGGTTGTTGATAATACTTTAAAAGGAATGGGTAATTGGTGGAAAGATAAAAGTTATTTAATATATGCGCCTTTTTTAGAATCATTAGGAGAAAGTGGTACTCAAATAACTCAAAATCTTATTGATGGAACAAACCCTTTATTAGGTGTAGATCACGCTGGTTTTAGTGGATTTTCTTTTGGTTTACTTTTTAGTGCCGTACCGTTTGCTCAAAGTGTTTATACTTCAGCTTTTACTGACTATAACATGCATCAAGGCTTAAGGAAATTACAAAAACAAAGAGCCGAATTACTTAGTAAATATAACAGGGCTAGCGTTAATAAACCATTATGGGCAGAGAGAATAGTAGATATAGATAAAAAAATTGAAGTTGAAGAAACAAATATTAAAAATAGTATAAATAATACTATTAGTGGTAGAGCTGCTCAGTCTTATATTAATCTTATACGTTATAAAGAAAATTTAAGAATTGAAGCAGACCAAATAAGAAACGATAATTCCTTAACTGTTGAAGAAAAAAGGAAGGAAATACAAGATCTTCAATTGGAGTTTGATGCTGTTGAAAATATTATGCAAACATATTTAAATCCAGATAATCAACCACTTATTAGAAATGAATTTCCTCTACTGGAAAAAGCTGTTAACAAGGATGGAACACCAGATGTTGAAGCAAGAGAGCGTTATAAGGATTTAATGAGAAAGGGTCGAAAAAAAGCAATGGAGAATCGAGGTCCTGAGTATAGACCTGACGAAAAAGAAATCAAAAGATTTGCTTATGATACTTATTTAGAAGAAGAAATTAGAGCGGAATATGAAAGAGCCAGAAACAATGAAGGTGTTAAATTTACAGTATTTGAAACAAAAAAAGAAGCATTAAACTTTATTAAAGGAAAAGAAAGTTGGTGGGAAAATAATCCTAAAAAAGCTCAAGAAGCTTATGATGGAATTGAAGGGGGCGCTGATGGATTTAATTTTGAAGGAGAAAAAATTATAGTTTTTGAAAATCAATTTGAAAATGAACGAAAAGGTATAGTTTTTCATGAAATAGGACACGATGTATTTTGGAATATTTTTGGAAAAAATTCTAAAGCTTTTGACGAAATAGCTGAACAATTATTAAAAACTGTACAAAATTCAGATTCTAAATTATATAAACAATGGATAGCTAATTTCCCTGAAATTAATCCAGATAATAAAGATACTTATAATAGTCAAGAAGTTATTATGAGGTTTATTGAATTAGCAGGGCGAGATAACTTTGTATTAAACGAAAAACGTAAAGGATTAGCTGGATTTTTTGGAGCAATGGTTCAAAGACAATTTCCCGAATCTTTTGATTTTAAAGGAGAAAATGATATAGTAAATTTTGTAGTAGGTTTAGCTAAAAAAATATCAGCTGGTACACTTAAAAAATCAGATATTGTTGCTGCTAGAAAATCTAAAATAATACCTAAAGAATCAAAAGTAGACATGGAAAAACAATATGATCTTGCTTTTTCTGTAAGTCCCAATACATTAAACCAATTAGCAAAGGAATACAAAGAAAATGTAGATACTATGTCTACAGAAAATCTTACTTCTTTTGTTAATCAATATAGAAATGTAGCTTTAAAAGCTTTAGGATTTGACCCTGCTAAAGGTACTATTACTAAAGCTGAAGCTATTAGTTTTGTAGATAAATATTTTCCTAACATTACTAGAGGATTTAAACCCACTGAATCTCAATTTAGTACATATTTAACTAATACTATATTAAAGAAAAGACAAGAATTCTATGAAAAAGAAATAGGTGATAAATCAAAAACAACAAGTGTTGATGATCCTAGAGCTAAACAAGTTATTGCAGATACTGAAACTGTACCTTTACAAAAAGATATAGCACCAACAATAGATCCATTAAGATTATTTACTGATACAGCTTTAAAAGATAAATTTATAAAAACAACTGAAAAAGCTTTAAAAGATCAAGATATAAATGCATTAAACTATAAAACATTAAAAACTTTAGATGAAGATGCTATAGCAGATCTTATTGGAATACCTGCTAAAAAAATATTTGATCCTACCGCTAATCTTAGTAAAGAAGAATTAACTAAAGCTTTAATGTTTATAAATAAAAATGCTTCAACTTTATTTAATTTATTGCCAAAAGCAAATACAGATTTAGCTAGAGTACCTTATTTAAATGATCCTAGTAAAACAACTTTAGTTGGTGGAGATCCAACCGGTATACCTAGATCAGTATTAAATTTATTTTATAACAAAGGAAAGAGAATAGGTAATAATTATCAATGGACTAAAAAACCTGGATTAACAGTAGATAAATTTAAAAAAGCACTAGGTATAGAAGGTAATGTTAAATCTCCTGATGTTAAAGTGAGAACAAACACTTCTCAAGCTGTAAAAGGTATATTAGAATTAACAGGTAGAGCATTAACTAATAAAGCTGTAAGAGATATTTTAACTAAACAAGGATTTACACCGAGTCAAGTTTTACCTATAGCTGAAGGTAAAAGTGATTTAATGTTTAGCCAAGCTAACACTGGTAAACAAAAGTTAACTTCTAAACAATTAGATTTTGTTAAAACTAAAAGCGCAAATATAATTACAACTATTTTTAATGCTGTTGAAACTTTAGATTATAATTTTCAAAATGCAACATTATTAGCTTTAACAGAAAACTTATCGGAAGTTAATATTCCAATAGAAGTATTAGAAAATTATGCTAAAAATTTATCTAAAATAGCTCCAAAATTTATAAAAAATTTAAAGAAAGATTTAGTAAAAAAAGGAGAATTTATAAATATAGCAGAAGAAGCTTTAGAATTATGGGCTGCAGATATTACTATTAAAAATGAATTAGGACTTGAAATAAATCCTGGTTTAGGGTTTGATAATATTGATCAATTAAAAACATTTAGAAAAATACAAAATGATTATCAACTAAATCAAATAAAAAAATTAGGAGATTTAGAAGGTATTATTCATATTATAAAATTTCTTAAAGATTTTAATACAAGTGCAGGAAGAATTGGGAAAGGAAGATATCAGGGTTATGCTGGTTCTTTAGATTGGATAAATACTCTTAATGAAACATTAGCTCCAAATAATATTAAAATAATATTTAGTGGTACTAAAAATATTAGAATAAAAAATGTAGAGTTTAATGGAAAAACAAAATTAAGCGATAAAGAGTTTAAAGAAAAAATTAAAAATTTTTCTCAAAAAAATAACTTACCTAAAAATATACTTATTAAAGAATATAAAGATAGAAAAAAAGAAGCTAACGATTCTTTTGATGCTATGATAGATTATCTTAATTATGTAAAGAAAAATGGAGATAAATATCAATTTGGTATGGCTTTAATGGCTCTTAAATCTAATATGAATGCTTTAGGAAAGCGAGTGGCTTATCCAAAATATTTTTATAAAGGTAAAGCAAAAGGAGAAATCAGATTTGAACACATGTATCCTTCTTTGGTTTTATCTAAAGATATGATTAAACATTTTTATGGTGAAGGTGTAGATTTAAAAGTGTTGAAAGAAAATCAAGTTGTTGCTATGATTCCAGTAGAAATGGATAAAAGAATAAATGTATTACATCAAGAGTCTATGCCTTCTTGGTGGAAACTTGAAATGGGTGTTTTACCTAGATATTATAATGCATTAAATAAAGGGTTTAAAGATATGTATGCGTTAGAATCTATAGGTGGAAGAGATAAAGGAAAAATATATGGAACAGAATTTTTAGCTTTAAATAATTCTATTTTAAAAGCTGCTCCTATTAATAATAAAATTTTACCTAAAAAAGATCAAGTTAAAGGAGAGTTAATTAATGATGTGGTATTAGATAAAATGGCAGAAGTTGATAATATTGAGAACGAAAAGCGTTTGGCATTTAGTAAATCACAAAATTTAAGTAATGACTTTAATAAGATAATAGAAAACAAAACTGGTATTGGCGCTGATAAAGTTTATTCAGATGTTAAAGCTCAAGTAGTTGGTGCAAATAAAGGAAAATTTAATTTCTTTGTTCCACCATCTGCTGAAGATTTTGTAGGGTTATTATATAAAACCTTAGGTAAAGGAAAACTTGGAGATGCTCAAATGGCTTGGTATAAGAAAAACTTATTAGATCCTTTTGCTACAGCAATGGATAACATATCAAGAGATAGAATAGCACTTATGAATGATTTTAAAGCTCTTAAAAAAGAATTAAAAATTGTTCCTAAAAATCTTAAGAAAAAATTACCAGGAGAACCTTTTACTCAAGAACAAGCAGTAAGAACTTATATTTGGAATAGACAAGGAATGTTACCAGAAGGTATGTCTAAAAAAGATTTAAAAGATCTAACTGATTTTGTAGAGAGTAAACCCGAATTAGTTACTTTTGCAAATCAATTAATTGCAATGCAAAAAGGAGATCAATATCCGGCCCCTAAATTTGGTTGGTTAGCTGGCAATATTACAACTGATTTAATTGATGGTATTAATACTATTAAAAGAGCTAAATATTTAGAACAATGGCAGTATAATGTAGATGAAATATTTACTAAAGCTAATTTAAACAAACTCGAAGCCGCTTATGGTAAAGGATATAGAGATGCTCTCGAAAATATATTAAAAAGAATGCGTACGGGTAGAAACAGAGAATTTACTTCTGATTCTTTAACAGGTAGAGTAACAGATTGGTTAACTAATTCTATTGGCGCAATAATGTTTTTTAATACAAGATCAGCGGTTCTTCAAACTATATCTGCTGTTAACTTTATAAATTTTAAAGACAACAATTTATTTGCTGCGGGTAAAGCGTTTGCAAATCAACCTCAATTTTGGAAAGATTTTCTTACACTTTTTAATAGTGATTTTTTAGTAGATAGAAGAAACGGATTAAGATTAAATGTTAATGAAACTGATATAGCTGATATGGCTAAAAAAGGTGGAGTAAGAGGAGTTATAAGTGAAATACTTCGAATAGGATTTTTACCTACGCAGTTAGCAGATAGTTTTGCTATAGCTTCAGGAGGTTCTACTTTTTATAGAAATAGAGTTAAAAAATATATAAAAGAAGGTACGTCTAAAGCAGAAGCAGAGAATCAAGCTTTTATAGATTTTAGAGAAATTGCAGAAGAAGCTCAACAATCAAGTAGACCAGATAGAATTAGTCAACAACAAGCTGGACCATTAGGACGCGTTATATTGGCTTTTGCTAATACTCCAATGCAATACACTAGATTAATTAAAAAAGCCGCTAGTGATCTTAGAAATGGCCGAGGAGACAGAGTAACAAATATGTCTAAAATACTTTACTATGGTTTTATACAAAATTTAATATTCAACGCTATGCAACAAGCGTTGTTTGCAATGGGTTTTGGAGATGAAGAAGAAGAAACAGAAAAAAGACAAGAAAAATATTATAATATAGTAAATTCTATGGCCGATAGTATATTAAGAGGCGCTGGTGTAGGAGGTGCTATATTTTCCGTGTTAAAAAACACAGCTATCAAATTAACTAAAGAAAGTCAGAAAAAATCACCTAAATTTCAAGATGTATTAGTTAAAGAAATAGCTCAACTTTCTCCTCCTATCTCTTCTAAACTAAGTAAATTAAAAGCGGCTGGTAGAACTTATGATTGGAATAAAAAAGAAATAAGAGAAAAAGGATTTTCATTAGATAATCCTGCATATTTAGCAGCAGGCCAAGTTATCGCTGCTACAACAAATATTCCTTTAGATAGAGCATTTAAAAAAATTGACAATATAAGAAAAGCAAGTAGTTCAGATTATGAAGCGTGGCAAAGAATAGCAATGCTCGCAGGATGGTCAGATTGGGAACTAGGAATTAAAAAATCTAAATCAAAACAAAAACCCAAAAAGAAAAAAGCAACAACAACCTGGAAACGATAATAAAAATGAAAATAGCAAACGGCGTAGCCAAAGAATTAAGACATTATGTAGGAGCGATTGGTATATTTCTATTGGTAATAGGTATACTAGTGTTCTTATCTTATAACGAAATACCAAATATGAATAAAGACGTAGTTGTATCTATAATAGGTATGATTGTAGGTTCTTTATCAGTGGTAATAATGACTGTCATCGGGAGAAATCCAGATGAAGTAAATGAACTTAAAAAACAAAATGAAGGTTTAACTTCTAAAGTAGATCATTTAGTAACTCAAAAAGATGAGCTTGAAAAAATGTTAATTAAAATACAAACTAACATGATTGATCAACTAACTCTATTAGGTGCAAACGCATTTGATACTCTTTATAGTAAAAATAAACAATGCACTTGTGGAGAAAATAATTGTAAATGTAAAGGTAAATAATATGAAAAAATTTATAGATAAACTACAAGCGGCGTGGAATGCGCTATTGTATAAATTAATGTTTAAAAAATACAAATAATGCAATACTTTAACATTACCGAGTTTGATTCACCCGATGAAATGGGTAGTGGAAGAAATATGAAGCAAGAAATGCTAGATAAAATAGATCTAGTACGATCTAAGTTTGACAGAGCAATCCACATAAATAGTGGTTATCGAACAAAAGAACATAATAAAAAGGTTGGGGGAAAAAAGAATTCCTCTCATCTTAAAGGTTTAGCAGTTGATATTCATTGTATAAACTCAAGAGACAGATATGATCTTCTTAATTGTTTATTAGATGTAGGATTTACTAGAATAGGTATAGGAAATACCTTTATACATGTAGATATGGATCCTGATAAAGATCCCGATGTAATGTGGACATATTAATAAAAGGGAACACGATAAAATGGGCTCCACACCCCAAAGTTCCTGTATTGAAGGGAGATCGAAAGGTCTCCCTTCTTTTATTATCCATCGCAGCTAACACAACCTGGGTCCATTGCATTAGCAGCAATATCACCTCGTAATACAGACTCAGTTCTCATATAATAAAGTGTTTTAACGCCTTTTTTCCAAGCATCTATATGAACTTTATTTATCCATTTAGGTGGAGCTTCTGCTGGAAAAGCTAAATTTAAACTAACTGATTGATCTATATATTGTTGTCGTATGCCAGCTTGATTTATTAATTCAAGTTGATTTATTTCTTTAAATGTTTTAAAAACGTCTTTAGCCGGTATGTCGTTAGCAAGAACCACAGAATCAAGTTCATCAATGGCTTGCACCGAACCACCATCCGCCAAAATTTTATCCCAAATTTCATTTGTATTTAATTTATGTTTTCTTAAAAGTTTAACTAGTGTAGGGTTTTTTCTAATAAAAGTTCCTTTAGCGGATTGTTCAGTAAATACATTAGCCGCCCATGGTTCAATACCTGGTGATACATTACCAGATAATTTAGAATTACTTACCGTTGGTGCTATAGCTCTTAAATGAGTGTGTCTCATTCCAGTACCTTTGCACCATAAAGGTTCTCCATAAATCTCAGCAAGTTCCATACTAGCTCTTTCTGATTCTATTTTTATTTGACTAAATATTCTCCTTGTTTCAAATTGAGCTAACAAACCTTCAAAAGGTAAACCTTTTTCTTGAAGATAAGTATGCCATCCTAAAACTCCTAAGCCTAATGCTCTACCTTTCTCTGCTGATCTTACAGAATTTTCAAAACCTTTTCTATATTTAGCTTTTTGAATAAACTCTTCTAATACTCCATCTAAAAACCATATTGAATCATATATAATGTTAGTATTTTTCCACTCTTCATATTTAGCTAAATTTAAACTAGATAAACAACAAACAAAACTATGAGACTCATCTGTATGTAAAACAATTTCACTACATATATTTGTCATGTGTACTTTTAAAGCATTATCTTTATATGCTGATGGATTTGCTTTATTGGTATTACCTTTAAATAAAATATAAGGTTCTCCCGTTGCTTTTCTTTTTTGTAATAACTTACTCCATTTATTTCTTGATACTGAATCACCGGCTTCAAGTCTTCTCATAAATTTATCTCCTACTACAGCACACTGATGTAAATTAAGTGATTGTCTATTTACATCACCTTTAGGTTCTCTTATTTCTAACCAATCTAAAAAATCTTTATGTTCTATATTTATATTAACTGATGCTGCTCCGCGTCTAACACTACCTTGATTTGTCGCAAGTATAGTAGAATCATAAATTTTACAAAATGGTACTACGCCATCTGATGTGCCATTACCAGTTATTTTAGCTCCTGCAGGACGAATCATATTAACACCAATACCCACTCCTCCTCCGTGTTTAGCCAGCATCATCATTTCTAAATTCTTTTGACCTATATCATTAATACTATCAGCTACATCAATCCCAAAACAGCTTATGGGTAAACCTCTATCTGTGCCAGTATTAGATAAAACTGGAGAAGCTAAACAAAGCCAACCATTCCAAATATATTCAAAAAACCTTTCTGATAATTCGGGTTTATATAAACGTTTTGCAACTGTTTTAGCTACTCTTTGATAAGCCTCACGAGGAGTTTCTGTAGGTAATAAATAACCTCCAGTTATAGTTTGTTTATATATATCGTTATTACCCCAAGTAGGATAATCTTCTCCTTTTACCCAATCGTTATTCCACATTATACTTCTAATTTTTTTTCTTTTTTATCTTTAACAATATCTTTATCTTTTAATTCTTTTATTACTTTATCCCATTCTTTTTCCCCCATAAAAGTTTTAAGTGTGGTTAAAGTACCTTGTGCTAAATTTTCTACATTACCTAGATCTTGTATTATTTTACGTAACACATTAGTAACTGCAGTCATTTGCTTATCTAATTTGTTAAATTTTTCTATTAATTTACTTTCTTTCATTGTAATATAGTTTTATTTAATATAATTGGTGAAGCATCTTTATTGTTTTTTACTTCAATATGAGTATCTTTTATAGATATTAAAACGGGTAAATTTTTAGATTTAGTTCTCATTATTTTACCTCGTGTCGTTGGTTCAAGTACTGTGTATTTTTTAACAAAATGTTTTTTATAATACTTTAAAGCGTATTCTTTTATTTTTTCTATATCATCCATTATATAATAAATAAATTAAGTAACCAATTGTTACATTTAAATTAACTAAAACTAAATTCCATTGTTTAGCAACCCATACTTGAGGTATACATACAATACCTCCAATAATATATGTAATTGCACCTATGTTTCCATATGGTAACAAATATGGACTGATCATTATAAAAGCGGTTCCAAAATATCCAAGTCTATTAGCTATTCTTTCTTTTGCACTAAGTCTTCTATCATGAACTAATAATCTTAAAAAAGATCTTTTCCATCTAAACTCACAACGTTTACACGTTTTCTTGTTTATGTGTTTAAACTTTGAATCTTTTTTTTGTTTACCGCAAATATTACACGCTCTCATTTACCAAATATCTTCAAAATCTTCACCCTCGTTAGCTTTCGAGTAATCAGTAGGACGAATAGCAAAAAAATCAGTATGAGTATGCCCCCCGGTAAGATGGTAGAACCAGTCAAGATTTTTTGCTGCGTTTTCGTCAAAATCAAAGTATTTCCGTTTGTTTGTGTAACCGAGTTCAATAATTTTTTCGTTGAGTCTTTTACGGATAAATTGTTTAAGGTCGTAAGCTTTAAGGTTTTCGATATCACCGAGCTCGAACATTTTATCAATGTACTTTTCTTCGGCTTTAAGCATTGTTTCTGCTGCATCAAATATATCTTTTTTAGATTTGTTTAACAACTTAGGATCTTCTTCACACATATGTCTGAAGAGTTGACATCCCATTTTAGAATGAAGAGATTCATCTCTTACACTCCATTTCATTTGTTGCCCTACTCCTTTTAAAAGATTTCTGAGTTGAAAACTATATAAAACAGCAAAGGCAGAATAAAGACTAACACCTTCAGCAAATGCGCTAAAGATGGCAATGCTTCTTGCAATTCCAGTGGTGTTATTTCCGTCATAACTAATTAAATTATCAAAGCGTTCCATTGTTGCCTTGTCTTGTAAGAACGCTTCAAAATTTTCCAAACCAAGAGTTTCATTTAAATATGAATAAGCTACTGCATGTATGGTTTCTTGCGACCCAAATATCATAGCCATTTGTTGTATCTCATGTTTTGGAAACCAAGATACTACTTTTTGTGTCCAATAATCTGATACTGCACATTCTGTCTGAGCAAAACCTAGTAAGATATTACCTACTAGGTTCTTCTCTTCTTTAGTTAATTTTTCATTCCAATCTTTAACATCGCTAGACATTGGTATTTCTGTATGAAGCCAAAATGCTTGTGCTTGTTTAAGCCAACCTTCATTATAATATTCTGGATATTCAAAAGGTTTGTAAGGAATTCTTTCATCAAATAAACCCATTATTTTCTAAACTTTTTTAATTCAAGTGTTTGATTTGTAATTTGTTTTTTAACTATATTTTTTATTTGATTTTTTTTACCATCAAATAAATATTGTCTATATGTTAATCTAATCTGAGGGTTGAATTGGTCTAACCCAGATACGTTTTTAGCATCAGATTCCATTATAGTTTTATTTATATGTCCATTGTTATTTAATGGAACATCATAAGTAGTTCTTGCTTCTAAAAACAATTGGCTTCCAGAACAAGAACATATTAAAGCTATTAAGCTTATATATAATAATTGTTTCATAATATTTAATTTAATTTAATCTTCAAAAACCTCTAGACAAACGTCTACAAAAGGGAGATACACAACGTGTTGTGTTGATCCTGTATGAGAATAACTTCTCATCCCTATTAAAATTCCCGGATAAAAACCTATTGTTAACTCCCAACTTTTATTATTCATTTTAATAACATTTTATATTAAATTTTTCTTGCATTTCAACAAGATCTCGATAAAATAAATACCCTTTTACTTCCATTCTCCATTTAACCCACTTGTCAATTTGACGTTCAGCATATTTTTGTCTTGCTAATTGTTTTTGGACTCTAATATCAGGCTTATTGTTGCGTCGCATTCTTTTTGATTTTGTGGTTTATACAAAGTTACTCCAGGTAAATGTTTAACTACATATCTTTTAAACATTTTCCATCGTAAAGGAAAACTTTCATTAGCTCTTCCTTTAGTTTCTATAATAAATCCTTTCCCTATAAAATCGGGTGTATATTTTATATTAAGAATTTTCTTACTTCCTCGGTTTTTATAATCACCTTTTCCGTTACCGCATCTTTCATATGCTTTATTCGGAAAATCAAAACCTTCAAATATTTCGTAAGTTTGTCCTTCATATACTGCTTGTATTTTAGCTTTTTTTAAAGCTATATACATATATTTCTCAAGTCCAGATGAAAATGTAATACCGTCATGATTTATTTTTTTTGATACTACAGGTCCTTTCTTTTTTCTTCTAAACCGTTTCATAGTTTACATGAAGTTGATTTAACATACATTCTTCAACCTCGTCTTGGAGACATCTTTTAGCAGCTTCTATATACAAGAGAGTATCCATTATTTCTTCTTGCACATCATTAAGAAACCGACTTAAATCTTTTTTTTGTCCTTCGATTTCTTCCATCATAGTTGCACCATATTTCTTTTGGCCAACTAAACTACGTTCATCCATTTTCTTTAAAACAGATAAAACTATTTGATCTTTAGTATTAATTTTCATCTTTTACAAATGTTCCGTTAATCATTCTACCTGTACGTCCTTTAATTTCATTATATGCAGAACTAATACAAGTCTCTATATGTGTTCCTCTTTGATGTGCTAAGTTTGTTAATACAACAACTATATCTCCTATAGCATCTATAACTTCTGTTTGATCATCTTTTAATAAAGCTTTAGCTAATTCTCCACACTCTTCTTGAAGTTTTATATATTGAATTCTTGCATTACCTGTTTTATATAACCCTCTTTCTTCAGCCCAATCTCTTATTTGCTGAAACATTTTTAAAGGTTTTTTACTACACTTAACATTTTCTTTTTTAACACAGTTTTCATAAAAAGCTTTGTTGTATACATAAGATCTATTCTGGTTATACATAGATACGTGCACATTAGACATAATCCATTTAATATTATTATCTGTTAGTTTGAATGTACCAAACTGAGTTTCCCAAATCATTCCGTTGTGTTTAACAAGGGCTTCTTCCAATTCATTTACTGGATATGGGAAAGTAGAAGTTTGCTCTGTTGCGTTTATGTTCATATCATTTGATTTTTTATATAATTCATTGTACTTACGTCTATCTACTTTATAGCCATAAGACTTTTGAAGTTCTATCTCTCGATCAGATATATAATTAATATCTTTACTTGATTCTAGAACTTCGTACTCTCCTTCTTTATACCCTTGTATAAGTGTAACTCTTGTATTAAGATTACTTGTAACACCTATTTTTTTACCAGGTATGTGATATAAATAATACATATTTATTTTATTTAATTTTATTGTTATACAAATGGAAATTATGTGCAAAATGATAATAATTTCCAAGTTCAATAGATAGCCTCTCTGCAATCATTTTTTGTAACATAACAAAACAATACTGATCATTACAAAAGCCATACCAGAGATCATTAGATCTCATCATAACAGCCATATTTAGTTTATTATTTACGATAGTAAACTGTATTGCATAAGTACAAGGAGTATCTTTAGCATAAGTGTTAATTTCTTTTCCATCATAAATAGATATTGCAGCGTGTCTTGTATCTTTTACATCTTTTAATTTGGCTACAACATAATCTATTTGATGATTTCTGTTCCATTGCCACCCGTAATTAGACCTACACTTTCTTTCTGAATCAGCCATTTTATCCCATATTGGAGGAACTTTACCATATATTTCTCCTAATTTTTCTACACTAGGATCTCCTGATAAATACCATTGCCATTCTGCTTCCGCATAATCTATATTCCAATTTCTATTTGGATGCGTTATATTAACTTGTAAAGGATTATCTAAATAAAACCCTACATTAAATAAAGCTTTTGTATCTCCAAAATCTATACCATATTTTTTAATATGAAAATAGAAATATTTAAAAGCTTCGTTAGCATTTTTAAAATTATTTTTCACGTTTGTCATAATAATATTTACACATTTGATAGTAAGAATAAGAAAAATTATCTTTAGTATATATATTAGGGGACAAATGAGGAGTTTCACCTTTTTTATATTCCCCAATATTAATACCTATTTTCCACACACCTATTTCTCCACTAACTGGTACAGGAAATAGTCTTATATCATTGTCTGTACAATAAATATACCATTTTCTTTCGTCTGAATTAGGTATGTAATTAGGTATAGGATTGGTTTTCTTTTTTCTGTTTTTTATTCCCATGGCATAATATCATTTATTACTTGTTGATCTTCTTGTGGAATAAAACATCCAGATTTAGGTTCCCATTTAAAATGAGCTTCAGCACCATTTTCACCTAAGTTTTGAAATTTAACTTTCAATACTTTCGCTTTTACTGTTTTAGCCTCGTAATCTCTATGAACTAAAATCCCGTGATAAGAAGCATCATACCATTCTCCACCGCCTTTTATATTATACATATTAGGTTCTTCAATTTTACCATCTTTATCTTTATACATTTTAGTTGGATGAGCAACAATAAAAACTAATACATCAAATTTCTTAGCAAATGTTTCTATTTTTGTTAGATATTCCATTGTATATCTATTAACATCATCCGTATTAGAATCTATATCTCTAATCTTATTAAAAGGATCTATAACTAAACATTTAATTCCTTTACGTTTAACAAGTTCAGCTCCTTTTCTTAATATAGATTCAAGAGTATATCTTTCCATATCTATAAAAAAGAAATTGTCATTCACATGCTCTGCTACTTCGTTCCATTTTTTACTATTAATATCTCCCGGTGTAGGCATTCCTTGCCATACCTTTCTCATTAATTTATGAGCATGAAGATATGTAGGTTGATTCTCAGGTGATGCAAAAGCTGTTTTCCATTTATAATTTAAATTGTACCCGATAACCATTTGATCAACAAAATCAGATTTACCACTAGATGGTATACCAGTAACAGTAATAAACTGACCAGTATAGGTGCTAAAGATACGATCAAAATTCGCCAAACCCACTTGGTAACCTGGTTTGAAACCATGTTTAACAAAGTCTGTAACCTCTCCTTCAATGTCTTTAAACGTTGTAACATTTTCCAGAGGGACTGGTTTTGCTTTTGTAATTTGCTGGATAAGGTTTTCTTTTCCATGTTTTAATAAATATTCGTTTGCATCTTTACAGTCTTCAAAATCTACAGTAAAACAAACTTCAGCTCCAAGGCGTCTTATCAGTTCTTGTTGTAAGGCTTGGCCAGGTTCATCATTATCGACTGCTAAGATTATTTTATCTTTATCTTCAAAATAATCTATACAATTATCTAAATAATCTAAATTATTTGAATTAAGAGTTGCACCATTTGGTACTGATATAACATTAGGTAATCCAGCTTCATGAAAACTTAATGCATCCATTTCGCCTTCAACAATTATACAAGTATCATAACCTATAATACTATTAATGTTATAAAATATTTTTTCAGCACCCTTATATAATTTAAAGTTCTTCTTACCATCTCGATACTTAATATTAATCAAAGTATCACCCATCATGTAATTGAACTTTATCGTATTCTCGGATTTACCGGTTTGTGGCATAAATTCTGGACCTTCAGATACTTTTAAATCTTTTAAAGTCTTTTCAGATACACCTCTTGTATTAAACCATTGTACAACCTTTGAACCTGGTTCTGCTAAATACATTTTAGGTTCTTCAGTAGGTTTTAAATAAACCTTTTCGCTATTACCTTTACGTTGGTAAGTATGTAATTGAAAAGTTGTGTTACAGTTATGACAAGTACCGAGACCCCGTTCCCAATCATATGAAGCACATTTAAGCTTTTGATTTTTAGGTTGTCTAGAAGAGGAACACAAAGGACAAGTCCCTTGTGTTTTTCCTTCCTCTAAACTATATTGATTGAAATTATCAATCAAGAATCCATTGATCTCTGTTGTCTGCATATATATATTATCTGCGAATTTTCGTATTTAGTTTGTATTAAAATGGTAAGTCAGTTTCTTCTGCTGGTGCTGCTTTAGGCATTGCTTTAGGTTGATCCATTCTTGGTGCTGCTTCTACATTTTGACCATTAGTCCAAACGACTCTAGCATTACCAAGATATACTTTACCTACTTTAGCTTCTCTTTCTTCTTTAGTTTGTTCTACAATCACAGGACCATTATTACCAAACTGATCTACTTCATCATTTAAAGTTATACTAATAGGTAAATACTTACCTTTAGCTCCTACAATGATTTTATCCTTAGGGATATTATTTAAATTAATACTTGTTTTTAATATTGATGCCATTATGCTACTGTTGTATTTAAGTTAGTAAAGAGTTCACGTAAATCCATAGTAGTTACGTTAGTATCTTTTAATCTACGTCTAAAGTTATCTGCTACTTTAGAATAAGGATGATATCCATCCACTGTATTTGTGTTTCTATAAAATTGTGATACAGGAAATCTTAATCCTGTCATTGTACAAGTTTTTGTACGTCTATTTACTCTTGCCATATTATAAAATTTCAGTTTTAAAAAATTGTTTAGGATCGAATTCTGGTGATTTAAAAAATAATTTGTATTGAGCTACAGCTTCTTTTACTTTCTCACGACCCCTATCATAGAAAGCATCTGAGCATTCACAAATTTTTATTTGATGAGTTGTTTTATCTATAGTTATAAATATCATCTCATATCCAAATAATTTACTATAAATAAACGCTTGACTGTCATAATTATAACGAGAAGCACTATATTTAAAATTATCTATATCTGAGGTGGTTTTTAAATCTACAATAACTCTTTCATCATGATTTATTATATCAGCTTTACCTTTCCATAGTTCACCTTCTATTTCGGAAATGCCTGGAATTTCATATTCTATTTTTTTACCTCGAATTAGATCTTTACAAACATTATTAGCTAAAACAGTATCAACCATAAGTTCTATTTGATCTACTTCTTGTTGTAATAAACATAATTCTCCGTCTGATATCTCTTTATACGTTTTTGTATTTCTTGTATTAGACTTTATAATTTTAAACTTTTTAAGTTTGTCTGGTTCAAGAATGGCGGTATGAAAATAACCGCCAATCAAAAACGCAGGTGTCTGTTTACTAGGTGTGTGTAACGCTAAAGGGTTTTTTAATAAAGTAGAAATATCAGAATTACTAAGATATTGTTGACCAAATTCTCCGTAATAATCTTCATCATTTTCTAACTTTTTTAAAATCTCTTTTTTTGTCATTTAGAGTGTTGTTAATTCCTTTTCAACTTCTTTAGTTAAAGAGTACTTAGCTTTAATTGCATCTATTTTTCCTCCTGATTTAATAAACTGTTTAGCTTTTGCTACTTGATCTGCGCTCATTGCGGTTTTATGATCGTTTACAGCATCACTATCTTGTGTATCATCAATTAGAAATAAATTACCTAAAGCATATTTCTTCCCATAACTCGATGCTGACCCAAATTGTTGAGGTGTTTGCATACCTTTCTGTAATAGATCTACTCCTACTAAAGCTGTTGCTTGAATAGAATTTTCTCCATCAGAAATAGTAGCCATACTTTCAATTACAGGCATAGGTTCACTAGCTATTAAATTTTCATTTAATACCACTGTAACTCCTAATTCTAATAAAAAGGGTTTTGTTGCTTCGAGAATGTCTTCGGCTGAGCGGAAGTAATATTTGCCGAATGAATTAAATCTACTTTTTTTCGATTTAAATTTAGTCTGAATAGTTGCTAACTTGTCGTTGATATTCATAGGTATTTAGGGTTTGTCTATTAATATAATTACATATAAATTTTAAGATTTACTACCTGTAAGTTACAGATAATCAATCACTTGCGAGTGATCTACATTTTCTATTAATTTTCTTACAGCTTGTTTTTTCAGCTCTGAAACACGCACATAACTACTAGGTCCTTTAATTCCAATTTTAGGCGCTATATCTTTAGCAGAATGTTTATCACAATCAAGTCCATAAGATAATCTTAATACTTCGTATTCACTTTCATTTAAATATTTTCTCATTAAACCTTTTAAATAAGTATTTAACAATCCAATATTATAAGGTTCAGAATCATCTGGTATTTGATATAACAATTCTTCATCTTGAGTTTGTAATTTAGCATCAATACTCAAAAATATAGAATTAAAAAACATTTCTACCATTTTCTTATCCTTAGGGTTCTTACGTATTTCGTTCATTTTATGTTCAGGTATACGTATATTACCTCTATTAGTGTCTATAGCTCTTCTTATTGCTCCTTTAATTCTTTTAAAAAAGAAAGATTTTAAAGTTTTCTCTTTATCTTTTGAATCCTTCAACATAGTATAATCTAATTTATCTACAGCTTTAGTTAATCCAGCAGATCCTTCTTGGATAAAATCTAAAACACTCATAACTCCAGCCGCTTGCTGAGAAGTAGAGAATTTTCTAGCTATATTTTCTACTAATGGTAAAAATTTAACTATTAATTCATTACGATCATAATCTAATAAATCCTTTTTAATTGGTTGAGAATTTTTTAAATCTTCTTTATACTTAATATAATTTGATATATTATATTTTTTCATAACATTTTATTTAATTGATCTTTTTCTTGTTTTAATTGATTTCCCATTGTTCTGTAAACTGTTCTTGTAGAACATTTTAAAGACTTAGCAATTTTATTCATTGTAATTTTCTTACCGAGGTCATTTATATCTAACATGCATTGATAAATATCTTCTTCATAAATAGTTTTACTTCTTCCTACCAATTGTCCTACTATTTTAAGTTTATCTTCTGTACTTAAATTAGTTTGTTGATTAAATATTACTTTTCTTTTTCTATTAACTGGAGGTTTATCTAATTCATCATCTAATTTATCAAGCATATTTATTAAATATTTTTCTTTAATATTAAATGTAATAAAATTATTTTGCTTATTTGTTATAAAATATGCTATATCTTTAAATTTATGATCTTCTAAATCAGGATTTAAGTATCTTAGGACTAACAAATGCCATTTTAATGATTTAAAACTACTTATTTTAGCTTTACTTTTAAATAATTCATAACATTCGAAAGTCCCATATTTATAATACTTTCCCCAATGATAAACTTGTGTTGGTATATCATTTATTGGATCTCTATTGTATATAATTCTATTTCGATTTAAATAATCGATCCGTCTTTGTGACATTAGCTTGTTATTCTATTATATATTATTACCTATTGTCATTATCTCAGCGTGGGCTGAGTTTCAAATTTTCTTAATTTATCTGAATATTTAATTATTAATTCTGCTTTATGATCTAGTTTTTTTACATTAATCTTCTTATCCTTAGCCTTACATGTTAAAACATAATTTGTTATATCAGTCCTTAAATCATAAATAGAGTCCCATAAATAATCTTTATGAGATCTTTTTCGTGCTTTTGGCATATTTTTTATTCCGAACATCTTTTTTAGTTTTACGTTTAGCGTTAATACCGAATGCATTAACTTGAATCATGTGTTTATATAATTTAATTCTACTCATCGCTTAAATATTTTTGATATAATATAAATGTAATTATTTTTAATATTGTTCCAAGCATTATACCCATCATCATTTGTATCTTTGTTGTTCCAATAGCATAAAACATATATACTATAAAACCATCAAATAATAACATACATGTTACAGGTATAATGATTACTTTTTTTATCCAGTCTCCTACTAAGGCTACCATATAACCGCTTAAAGCCATAATAAGAGACATAAAGAAGGGTATTATTAAATCTAATAAACTACTCATAATTTCTTATACATTTAAATAGAGGATGTCTATATGATCCAGATGGAGTCTTTTGGAAATATGTAAAGGTAGCGGTTTTACCAATATACCAATCTGCTATATCATACATTTTTTCCATTATTTTATAATCATCCATAATAGGCATCCCAAAAGTGATCCCATTACTATCAATAGCCAAGAATTTTCCAATTGTCCCAGTTCTTTTCCCTTGACCTTCAACCCATCCTGTAATTTTTGCTTCAGAATCTTGAAAGTCTTTAAATTTTTGTAAGTTATAACTTCTTTTTTGTTCATAGGGTTTATTTAGTCTTATTATACTACCTTCATAACCTTGTTTTAGGAAATCTTCATGCCAAAGTTTAGCCGATTCAATTATCGACACATCATGAGTTGGTACCTCAACTATATGTCTTGATTTTAATTCATTAATTTTACTTTTAATATTTTCATTTCTTATTTTAAAAGGATAATTATGAATATCAGAATAATAATCGTACCAATGAAACTGAATATAACGAGTTGCCTCATCTATTTCTTGAGCATTGGGCTTTTGTTTTCTCACAAGGGATATAATTTTATTGAAATTATCTTTAAATTGGTGATTATATAATTCACCATCAACCACAAGATCTGGGTTGGTTTTAAATAAAGGTTTAAATGCATCTTTAATATGATCTACAGTTTTAAACTCTTTATGATTACGGCTGAAAGCACCGTCTTTTGTTATATAGCATCTAACCCCATCAAGTTTTGGTTGAATAAAAGAATCTGTATTAAATTCTTTTTTACCATAAGGGTGAGCTAGCATTACTTTAAAGTCACTCATTTTTTGTATTTTTTATTAATTATTTCTATTTTTCTTTTAATAATAGCGGCTTTTTCATACTGTTCTTGTTGTTCATAACGTGACAAAAGACTATTAAGCCGTTTTAATTCAATTTCTATAACCTCTGATTCACTAGGTCTATAAACCTCTAATGTTTCATGGTTATCATAGTATTCCGTAAAAGCTTTTAATACTTTATCAGCTATTTTTCTTGCTAATATATCTAATTCTTTTTCTGTCATTAATAAATATTTAATTTTCTAGGATTTTCTAAAAAATAAGAAATATCAGATTGTCTTTCTTCTAACACTTCTATTCTTTCTATTAATTCTTTTATTTTATTATTTATATCTATATTATCCATTCTAAACCGTATTTAGTTTGTGATCTTTTATTTCATACTTTTTAATTAATTCATCAGGTGTACCTACAAACATAACGTATTTATTATATACATCATAAATAGATATGTAAGTTGGTTCACCTTCTTTAGGATAAAGAGTGTAAATATATTCTTCCCAGTGATCTCCTAACTCACCATTACACTCATGTAGATAAGTATATCCTACATCTTTTTTAAATTCCTGCACTATCTGAGCTGCTAAACAACCCGGACCATTAGCATATTTACCTATTTTAACTGAACCTGAAATACCATTTATTATTTTAATTGGTTTTACAAACTCAGCTAATTTAACACCTACATAAGATGGATAACCATCATATTGTTGGTACATATTTATTATCGACTTCTTG